AAAGCCATCTGAACATTCTGCTCAAGCATTGCCTTCTGCTCTTCGTCAGGAGACATCTCAATGAATATTCCAAAGTCATATATATATAAGTCCTTTATATCACTTAGTATAGACACATTGTACTTGCCAATCTGATTTATAAACTCATCCTTAAAGTCAGAGTATTGAAGGATATCAGCTACTCTGTATGTTATAGCCTCAGATAGACTCCTACATATATATAGGCTACCTTGTAGTATATGCCTTGTAGCTACGTTAGAGTTTAATGCTGCTAACTTCTGCAATCCTACTAATGCATTAGGGTCAGGAGAACTTCCGTCTCTTGCCTCATTAAGTCCCGTTACATTTCTTATTTGGTTTAGGTAGTGATTGTAGTTAGTTAAAAGCATCTGAGTCTTGGATGCACCCGAATTAGAGTTTAGCTCCTGAATAGGAACCCTTGCATTATTAAACTCTCCATCTCCTGTATAGCTCCTTCCGATTACACTACCCGTTTGGAAGTATAGTCGCAAAGCGTCTTCAGGATTGTATGCTGCTCCCGTACCTAAGTCTACTTCACTTAGACCATCTGCATCAATAAATACACCATCAGGTACAACCCGTGATATAACCTGCTGTAGTTTTAGGTGAGTAATCTGAATCAAGTCAGCGAATGGTATCATCCTTCTAACTAAAGACTCAATAACTCCCTTGTACATTCTTGGTGCAACACATACATAGTTAGGTATAGCGTGTTGAGTGGCAGACTGTGGTCGTACCATATTCTCCATCATATCCCACTTGAGTATAATGTTAGTACCCATAACCATAACACCCTCATACCATACATCAATAGTCTTAGAAACCTTTTCAAATTTCCCTTCCTCTTGCATATCTTCAGGTGGGTTAAAGCTATCGTCTTTCTCGACCATAGATACATTACCATTATCCTTTACCTTTCTTTTGTATACTACCTTCTTAGTGGTCTTATAGTTAAAGTAAAGTAGAGTTGCAGTATCCTTATAGAACATATCATTCTGTTGGAATTGAGCAACATCATAGTAGTCATACCAACTTTGAGAGTATTTAGATATTGTCTCTAAGTCTTCATTGGTTAGACTTGTGTCAATCTTAACAAGCTCAGTAATAGGTACAGTCTTAATCTCTCCCCAATAAAAACAATCTTTAAAGTGAGGGTCTTCAGTATAGCTGTATACAATATTAGCAGGGTCTACATAGTTTAGTTTTACTCCTCCACCGGGAAGGAACTCGTGCTTGGCACATCCTATACCTAATACGGTAAGGTCATAGTCAAGCTGCTTTCTTATGTCGTTATACTTATTACTTTCAAATATTGTGCTTATAGCCTCTTCCTCTGCAATCTCTATTGCAGGCTTGTAGTTAAGCTGCATATATAAAGCCAACTCCTCATCAGTATTAGGAAGCTCATCAGGATTCATCGTGAAAGGATTAACCCCTGTCTTCTCTTGTACAATCTCAAGAATAGGCTTTGCAACCATCTGCCCTTCTATCATCTGCTGATACTTGCTTCGCTTAGACATAGACATAGCATCTTGTGCATATGCCTTTGGCTCGAACATACGGTCTTGCATACCGTTAACAACTATGTCAACAAACTTTGGAAGTATAGGTACAGGTGTCCAATCTAAGTTTAGATAACTTAAATCTCCATCAACAGCAAGCTCATTTTTATATTTACCTACTGACTGCTCACCTCTTGCATATAATTTTAATCTTTGGAAATCTCTCCATTGACTGTAAAACCTACAAGAGTTCCCATCCTTTCTAAACCACTCATACTGAATAGCCTGACCAATCTGCAACCCGAACTCGACAGTTTTTTTCTCTGCATCCGACACAAATTGATTTGGGAAACTTGTAGATGATATATTAATTTGTACCTCTTTCATCTAATTATTTCGCTTGTATTGCCTCTATTACTATACCTTGCAAAGTTAATCTTTATTTTTGATACTTTTTTCTCAGTAAAATATAGATGCCTCTGCGTTGCCATTATAGCTAAACCTGAGCTAATAGACGCATCAAATTTAGTTCTGTTCGATATGTCAAACTTTGCCCAATCCTCTAAGGTTCTTACGAATACACAATCGCCCATCTCGTCCTCAGACTTGAAGCCAATGTGCTCTTCTATGTAGGACTCTATAGCAGAGGCGTGAGCCTGTTTAACGTCTTCACTTGAGTTAGGTATACCCCCAAGCTCTCTTTCTGTCTTAGAGAGCTTGTTAGCAGGCTTGTCGGGTCTGTTCATACTGAACCCCCTATACCCTCTATTCTTAAAATGATATAATAGTCTCGGCTTGTTATTCTCACACAGGATTGGCATACCATAAAATACGCAAGCCATTAGCACATCCTCAAAGAATATCTCTGCCGTATCAGGTCTTGCTATATACTCTAAGAAGAACTGATTGCTTGGAGCATCTTCCATACTAAACTTAGTCTTTCCGTGTAGTGCCCCATTAGAGCCACCTCCACCAACTACTCCTGATATGTCATAGCTATCACATCCGAACGCACCCATATGCTCATTGCCCGGATACTTTACTCCATTCTTTTCTACTACCCTGTTCTGTAAGTTCTTACTTGGTGTCCACGATACTTAGAACCGTCCCCTCTTGTCAGGGTTGAATACTACCTCTGTATCCTTTATACCATTCTTCCAAGAGAAAGACCCACGAGTTACGTGGTGCTCCATAATCAATGAGTCGTTATACTCAACCTGCTGATATATCTTGGTTAGATTAAATATAGACTGCTTGCTCTCATCTCTAAATGCGTGTGACTCTGTCCTTGGGAACTGTCTGTAAAACTCATTCAATGCATCAGGGTCGCTTTTTAAAGAGTCAACCTCGCCCTTCCAATAGTCGATAGCACCCTGAGTTATCTCCTCGCCATCAATCCCAAGTACAGGCTCTTCAGGTGTCCTGAATACAGGCATACCATACCTGTCTATAAACCCCTCCATATTCCACTCCATTGGAATAAACAAGGAGTATAGTCCACTCTTAGTCTGACCATTAGAGTTACGGTTTGTAACATCAGAGTCTCTATATAATTTCTTAAACTGCTCTCCACCTTTCTTTAATGCATTAGATGTAGAACCCATCATACACTTACCAATAACCTTGCTACCTAATCGTAGACAGGTCTTAGTAACCCTCCAATTATTTAATATATTGTTTGGCTTCAACCACTTACCACTCTCATCGTGGACTAACAGCAATAGCTTCTCCCCATCATAGGAGTTATCATCTGTGTTCTTCCAATCTATAGTGGTATCCAATCCGTACAACTCATCAGTAGATGTGTCGTACATATTCTTTTTTGTAATCTTTGATGCAGGAATCCTAAATGCTAACTCAGTCTTAGGCTTATCCATACCATCCATAATAGGCTTAAAGAAGAAAGGTAGCCTGCTATTTATTGGCACGACCTTATCCGTAAACATCTTCTTTGCATCGCCCCCTGTCTTGGATAGCATACCAACCCTCGCATCCTTTGCGAGTGTCCCTGTATTCACACACTCAGATGAACTCATAAATGAGAAACCTGAACGTCTTATCTTTAGATAGTCTTGACCAAAGCTACGTTTGTCTGCCCTGCAAGCCTCCCAATGTAAGAACAATAGTCTGTTAGCCTCTCTGAAGTCAGGGTATCCTACATCAATAGAAGCCCATTGCAAGTACATATAGTGAGAGCCTGTGATATATGTAGGGATACCGTTTGACATAAACCACATCCCATCTTCTCTTCTCTCAAACTCTTTCTCAATATAGTCCACCCATCTATCCTTAAACTCAGATGGCTTCTCATTCCATTGGAATATAGACTGTATCTTATTTAATTCCTTTGGTATATCTGCCCTCTCCCAATACTGCTCAGATTTTTTCTTATGTCTCTTAAAGCATTCCTTCGGTTTAGCAGGTAGCCCTATTCTTAGACTCTGTATCTCGATGACATCTCCTAACGTTCCGTCCTTAGATATTATAACTAAGTCATACTTACTGTCATATCCATACGTCCAAGTCTTAGCCTTGTTCTTATTCACAAGGACTGTCTTTGGTATATAGTCTTCTATAACCCTATGTAAGTTTCTATTTAGACCGTCTTTCTGCAAATCCCTGTTTTGTATCTGTCTTCTTAGGACCGTTCTTCAAAGACTCTAACGCCTCCTTCTCAGCTTCAATCCTATTCAATATCTCAAACGCATCGAATATAGCTAACTTCTTTGTAGCTGCTGCGTTCTTTAATCTGTCAGCAGAGATATCATCCTCCGGGTCGTGTTTTATAATAGCCTCCTTGGAAACCTTTATTAGCTGCTCTACTGCTTTATACCCTGCTTCTATTATTTTTAATTTTATATCCTTTGAATCCATCCTAACTTCATAGCTTCATTGTTATCTGATGGTCATACATCCTGTATAGCTTCTCGCCATCAATGTCGAACTCATACTCGCTCTCAGGCTTGAAGGATATCCTATCTCCATTATTAACACCCTTGCTAATCAAGTAGTCGTTGGATATCTTTACTAATCCTACAAGTGGCTCCTCCGAAAATGGTTTATATATATAGGACTCTGTTGTAGGTACAGGCTTTACAAAACAATACCTATCATAAGAGTACCAAGTCCCATCTTTTTTATATGCGTAGAACTGCTCTAATTCTACAAAGAATAGGTCATCTTGGAAATAGCTCTTGCCACTCTTACGCCTCCCTTTCATATCGTTATAGAACTTGAATACGTTGTGGTGTACAAGTAGTGTATCTCCCTTGGAGATTTTTCCATCATACCCAACAGGAGTCTCAACTACCTCAGCAAACCTATTAGAGAACTTGTGGTCCTCTTCTGATGTGCTTACAATAAACTCTATGCCACCAATATCTTTGGTGTTGTTGTATCTCTTGTTGTTTAATGGTTTTACAATAAATGAATGGGGTGACCTCATTTAAAATTCTATGTTATACTCTATGGACACAGGCATAGTTGAAGTAAACTCTTTCCAAAGTATTACCGCCTCACTATCATCCTCAATCCATATTTTAATTGAATTACTATTATTGTCGTAAATTATTAGATGGATGGTATATGCACCCCTACCCACAGCCTGCCCTACTATGTAGTGCATAGCCCCGGATTTATAATCGGGTCCTATAGATATCTTCCTAATAATACCTGACATTATTTTACTTTTAATATATTTATCTTAAAGTTGGGAGTGATAGTGAAAAGACCATCTGTATCAGTAGAAGATACTAAAGACCCTTCATTAAAAAATCCACTATCTCTTGACATTCTAAAGTTTAGAATCTGACCTGCAGTCACAACAATAGGAACAGTCCTCTCATATGGAATCTTGTCTCCTGCATCCTTAATACCTACACTCTGACTTGCTCCCTCTTGAACTCCATCAATAAAAGTACCAAAGTGAACTAATGCAGAAGCTCCTCCATTTGACCTTCCAAAACACCCTTGTGCTATTAGCAAGTATGTACCTGCTTGGTTAAATGTAATGTTACCTGATGCATCCAACATAACAGGGTCAGATGCTGTGCCCTGTGCCCCACCAATAGTTAACTGATACAACGAGTTTGTTGTAGATGGTCCTTGAGATACTGCAACGTCTTCAGCAGATAAAACATTTGTAAGTGTAACCCCACCTAACCCTAATATATCTTGTATAGTGAAGT